GCTCCAGTACCTACCATTATTTGAGCGTTGTCAATATATCTACTATTTACACTGTGGACTATTCTTCCTTCACCACCATCAACTCTAAAATATTCAGTCAAGCTACCAGATCCATCATCACACTGAAAAGATATATCAGCATCATCCGCGTTTTGCTGTATATTTAAATTACCAGTAGCATTTCTAATATAAGAGCTAGTTCCATCGTGATATAAATCTAAATCACTACCTGTGCCAAACTTAGCTTTTATACTATCAAAAAATAGCATACCGTTTGGTGCGTTTACTGTTAGTCTTTCATCACTTCCATCTAACCTTAAGTATTCTATAACACCACCACTACCATTATCACTTTGTAATATAATATCTTTATTATCTGCTGAATTTTTAATTGTTAAATCACCTGTAATATTATTTATAAAAGAATTTGAACTATCGTGTACTAAAATTAAATCACCACTACTACCGACTTTTAAATCTACATTGTCTATAAAAAATGTATCTTTACTAAAAATATTTATCTCGCTGCTACCGTCTAGCCTAAAATACTCAGTAAGCCCACCACTACCGTTATCGCTTTTGAAAATAATATCTTTATTATCTGCTGAGTTTTGAATAGTAAAATTCCCAACTTGCGCTTCAATTGTATTGAAAAATTTAGGCATGTATATTTATATTAAAGTTAATATGGCGGCATAAAAACACCGCCATATTTTAATTATTATTATGAATAAGCTACAGTTCCAGCAGTCGATCCTTTAATTGAAGTAATCATAACTTCTATGTCATTTGAAGGTGCTGCAGCAAAGGTAATTTTAATTTCATCATTTGAAGTAGCCCCAGAAGCATCTGTTCTAGCAACATCCGCATAAACAGTTTCTTTTGTACTTGAATCAAATAATTGAACAATAACATCTTCAGTGTTTAAATTGTGTGTTATTTCAGCAAATAAATTTGATGTAAAAGTTGAATTAGATACGTCGATTGTAGCGTGCACAGACTTAGAGGCCAACGTATCAGGTGTTACAAATTTAGTGGTATTAGTACCCGTTTGAACTTCGCTTTTAGATGCCGCAGAATTAGCAGTTGCACCAGAAGCTATTCCATCTAGCTTAGAATTATCGCTACTTGTAAAGGCCACAGAAGTAGTTCCATTAATTGTTAAAGCATCTGTTTCGAGTGTTCCGTCAACATCAACATTACCAGATATATCTAAACTAGCCGCTTCTATTTCACCAGGAGCAACTAACTTACCAGAACTTGGGTTGTATGTTAATGTTCCAGTGTCATCTAATAAGCCATTTGACTCATTATGAAATACAATTGGGAAAGCTGTATTAGCTGTAGAATTTGTTACTGTTACAGTTGAGGCTAATGTTGCATTTGAAACTGTTACACCTGCTATAACTGAATTTAAAGCAGTACCGTTAACTGTTATTGCGTCAGCTTCTAAAGTGCCATCAACATCAACATTTCCTGAAATATCTAAAGTAGTAGCTGTAACTTTTGCTGCTTTAATATCTTCAAATGAACTTCCTAATTTAAAGTCAAACGCATTAGTTGAAGCATTGTAAGTAAATGTAGCGTCATCACCAGAACCACCATCTAATGTAATACCAGCGCCATCAACAACAGCTGATGTACTGTTGCCGCTGTCAAGTTTTATATTATGATCATTTAAATCAACTGTGGTTGAGTTAACAGTTGTAGTAGTACCTGAAACTTGTAAGTTACCAGTTATTACTATTGTATCGCCGCTATCAGTACCTATTGTAATATTTTCATTTGCTGCGCCGCTTGTAGATTCTAAGTTTGCTAAAGCTGTTAATAAGTTAGCGTTATTAACATCATTATTATCAGAAAATGTTAAATTAGATTGCAAATATGATTGTAGCACACTTACATCCATTCTTTTAACAGTGCCAGCGTCGCTAATCATAAGTTCATCTGTACTTGCCAAGCCTGATGTTAATGCTGTTTTACCAGATATAATATTATTATTAAGCATTGAAGCTTCAACAGCAGATGATTGAATAGTTGCAGCAGCTGAAAAGTTAGCAGAGCCATCAAAGCTTGTAGAAGCAATAACAACATCTCCAGTTGTTGTAAAGCTTCTTGCTGTTTCTAATGCTGTTGCAGTGGCTGCATTTCCAGTTGTATCTTGATTAAGTGTTTGAACTGTAAATGTTAAATCAAATTCATCTCCATCATCACCACTGTTGGTGTCTGTAAAGTTAATGTCAATACCACCACCTTCTACAAATTTAACTTGTTTATTTTCTCTAACTGTTACTTCTGTGCCATCGCCATCTTCTATAACAAAACCATCACCCATATCTACAGTATCTGTATTAGTTGTGAATGTTAAATTATTTTGCATATAGGTTTTTAACCTACCCATTGTAGCTTTTCTATTAGTACCACCGGCACCATTATCAACAATCATTAGATCAGCATCTACTAACGCTTCACCTATATCTGTTCCGCCGTCAATATCTAATGAAGATAATGCAACTTTATTTGCAGTTGTAATTGTAGATAATTTAGTAGGTGATATAGAACCAGCTAACATCGCATTTGTTATACTTGTTTCCGCTACAGTTATTGTATTAGAAAGAATTTCTAAAGGATCTCCAACTACTACTTGTAAAGTTATATTTCCTGAACTACCGCCTCCAGATAAACCAGAGCCACTTGCTGTAGTTATTTGTGAAATATCTCCCGAGCCATCTAAATTAATCCATGATGACCCGTTATAAAATTTTATCGTGTCAGTTCCGGTGTCATATATTATTTTACCCTCTACGTTTGACGCAGAGCCTTCAGTTGTTTTATGCAGGATTGCGTTTTGCAGCTCCGATGCACTTCTTAAGTCTAAATGATTTAAAATTGGTATTGCCATTTTTTTTTAGTTTAAATACGCGTAACCGCTTTCCGCAGCCGCTAAAGTTATTGTTATAGTATTACTGTTATTGTATGTTATTCCTGCAAACGCCCCTACGTTTTCATAAACTTCGTCGCTGCTTGAAAATTTTATGCTTACACTTGGGAATGTATCTTTATTATGATTTATTACCCAAGTTGTTGAAGCGTTATTTTGATGGTGTATATGAAGCCTCGCTTGTTTAATATGATCTTTCAAATCACCAACTTTATAATTTTTAGTATTGCCAGTTTGAGAATCTGTTCCTATAAGCTTATCATTATCATTGATAGTATTATCCGTTGGAAAACTCTTAATTCTAGGCATTTATTTTTTTCTTAATTTTTCAACCGAGCGCCCTCCGAAATACGCGCCGATTACTGTTATAAGGACAATTTGTAATAGGTCTGTCCATTTATCTTCTACTTGAAAAGCAATAGAGCCAGAATCAATAAAAACCATTAATACAGTACTTACAATTAAAAATACTAATACTAATGGCCTTACAGAACGCGTAAGCCAATTACCATGCTCTAAATCTGCTTTCCATCTTTCGGTAACATTCTTTTGCATTTCTTTTTCTGCTTCTATAAATATTTGAGTCATTTCTTTTTCAAACTCTGCTTTTTCGTCTTTTGTTCTAATAAATTTATCAGCAACACCGGCTAGCTTATCCACAACAGCTGTACCGGTATTACCAAAAATTTTAGAAAGTATTTTACTCATTTTTAATTTGATTTTTTAATACTTAAAATTATTCCTATTACCGCCGGTAATACTATCCACATTATTAAAAATATAGGCCATAATAACTGCAATGTAAATCCATACGTATTTAAAGGGTCAGGGAATTGCCTTAATACTCCAACAAATATGTAATAAATTACAGGCAGTAATAAGTATAATAATTTTTTATTTATATATTTCATTTTATTTTATTTAATTTAATTAATTTTTACTAGTTTGGAATGGTTATTTTTTTCCCATTTTTTTATTATAGGCCTCAACTCCTTTTTGAATTAGCCTGCCTAGCATAGTACCATCTTGATTAGTGTCAAAAAATATTGAATCATCTCCAATAGTTAAAGCTTCACCAGTTCTTGAATCTCTAACCCCAAAAGTAGATGGAACAATTGGTCCTTTAATTTTATCTTCTTCTGCTGGTGGGAAAAAGTTGAAACCTGTTTGAGTTTCTCCTAAATAATTTACAGATCCTCTTGGACCACCAAATCTTCGCTTATAGTTTAAAACACTTCCTTTTCTTTGGCCAGGGCCTCCTAAATTAAAGTTTGTTGTGCTTAAGTTATTAAAGAATCTTTCAACAAAGTTCAAGTCTTTTTCACTAACGTCAAATGTTTTTGGTTTTTGAGTTGTTTGATACATTGCAGACATTTTCATAGTATTAGGCGTCATACGCATGTTATCATCTCTTACGTCATCCATTTTGAATGCACCATGTTTTTTTGCTATTCCTTCGACCATTTTTTTCTGTGGTCCTAGCTTCTCGGTATCAACGATCATCTTGAATGCTTTCGATCCAGATGGGTTACCGGCTAATCTTGTACCCAAATTTATCTCCGGGCTCATTTTAAAATAATTGTGTTTACTCATGATTTTTGTTTTAAATATATATTTATCTGTTTTTGTATGGGAACATAATGTTCATAGCCTTGCGTCTACCCTCGCAGCCGCATGGTATATTGAGGCCGTTAGATACTCTATCTACTAAGCCTTTAATTCCTGTTTTTGTTGTAAAATTTTCTATTGAGTCGCCTAGACCCTGTGGTTTTTCTCTATACATAATTATCTGTGTCTACTGCAGCACCATCTTCTTCTAGCAGCTTTTCCTCTTTCGCCTTTCCAACTTCTTGATCTACTGCAAAATGCTTTTTGTCTTTTATAAGCTTTAGTGCCTGGTTTTACTTTACAATTAGTAACGGCAGTTTTTAATTTACTGCCTGGATTATCTTTTCTATATTTGGCAACGCCTTTTTTGGTCATACCTCCGCCTGCGGCAGCGCCTTCTTTTTTCTTGTCTTTTACTGGATTATAATATCCTAAAGATTTTTTTCTTGATGGTGCATTTTTACTTGCCATAATTAACTTAGTTTTGTTGGAAAGAAACCTGTTTTGTCATATACTGGTTTTTCAATAGGATTTTTTGGATCGCCTATTGCTATCTTTTCTCCTTTTACTATCATGCTGTTGCCAACTCTTGGATAAACTTGTATTGGTTCATCTTTTTTTGGTTGATGATAAACATTATTACTATCAAACCATGCTTCACCTGTTTTCATTTGCATAACATGCAGCTTCTCATGTTTGACAGCTTCGTCTTTTTGTTTTTCATTTAGCTTACTGTTAATGGTAATAGTTCTATTCATATCAGCATAGCCCCAATCGCCACCTAAATTTTTTTCAAATACTGGTATATCAAGCGTTGAATGTTTTTCATTTAAGCCTAATAATCCCGAAATATCAGTTTTCATTTTGTAGCCCATTATCTATCTTTATCTTTAATCATATCGTCTATAGCTTTATTATAAACTTTATCAGTATATGATTTATTATTATAAAATATACTACGCTCGCTAGTAGGTAAGTCTTCTTGCGCAAGCATTATTCTGTATATACGAGATATAAGTTGACTACATTTAAATGAGGTTTTGTATATACTATATTTTATAGTTGTTCTATTTCTGTGACGCCATACATCTATCCAGCCATCACGTCTTAAGCGCTCCCACCTATTCTTATCCCATGAATATGTGTATACGCCTTCTATAAATTCATTACGTGTAAATCGCGATTTGCAATCTAAATATACTAAAAGTTCTAAATCAGCATCTTTTAGCCCATAAGTTTTACAGGCCCATTTGCGTATGAGCCTATAATACTTTAATAAATTTAATTCTCTTAAATCGCTTGGTTCTAATTTCATTCAACTAAAACTATATCGCCAAGCTTTAATACATAATACAGCTTATCTTTCCATTGTATGCCGTGACCTGCATGTCTATCATAATGTACTATATCGCCTGTATTTAACATTTCTACTTTATCACCAGCAGAAATTATTTTACCTTTTGCATATCTTACGTCTTTATTTTGATCTTCCGTAAGTTCTAAGCCACCCACTTTCTTTGGTGCTTCTTTTATTTTTTCTATTACTATATAATAATTAACTGCTTGCATTGTCTATTCTAATATTTGAAATTACACAATCTGCAGAAAATATAGTATTCACAACGCTAACTGCATTTTTTAACGCTGTTTTAGTTACAAGTACAGGATCAATAATACCAGATTTAATCATATTAACTTGTTTTCCGCATATAACATTAATACCTGTTCCTTGCTTACCTGTTTCTTTATATTCTAAATTAGCATTTTCTAAAATAGTTTTATATGGGGCTTTTATAGCTTCTAATAAAATACGCTCACCTTCATTTTCAGGTTGTATGTTATAATGAGCATCTAATAATGCAACTCCACCTCCAGATACTATTCCTTCTTGCAATGCCGCTTTAGTTGCATAGATAGCGTCTTCAACTCTATCTTTTTTTTCTTTTAACTCAATTTTAGAATCGGCGCCGACTTTTATCATCGCAACTTGCCCATTTAGCATAGCTAAACGTTCTTGTTGCTTCTTCTTAAAGTACGGATCTTTTTCTTTTTTTATTTTTTTTTCAACTTTTTTAATACGTTCTTTAGAAATTTCACCTTGATCTATAGTTTGAAGAACTGTATGTGTATTATCGGTTATAGCTTGTTTAGCTTCACCAAGAACATCTGGATTTATTAGATCTAAATCATCACCAAGTTCTTCGTCTATTATTTTTGCTCCAGTCAATATCGCAAGATCTTCTACTGTATCTTGCTTAGTTGGTCCGAATCCAGGCAGATCTACAACATTAACTT